CTAGACCCAATAAGTCTGCTGTTATTTCGGGAAAAAGCGACAGTTGAGGCTAATGTAAGTAGTAATACTTAAGCTAGAAACTTCATCCTCCCAAGAGGAAAAAGGATAAGCAGTCAAAAAGAAAAGTCCCACCGCAGAAAACAAAGACAATATAGTTTAACGAGTCAGCAAGCGAGGCTAAAAGAGGTTAACGCGACGGACTGAAGCGGCTTTGTTAAAAGTAAGATTTATTATCCAGTGGACAGCTATGTTCTTATCCGAAAGCCCTTCGGGCTTTCTTTAACCCAGAGGAAAAATTTAAAGGATAAGCAGTCATACTCGAAGATTGTTAGGTTTAAAGTTTAAATAATTTTTATATATTATACAGTGATATTATGAATACTATAATTGGAATATCAGGTGTTGCCGGTGCAGGTAAGGACACTTTCTTTAATCTTTTAAGTGGCCGAGCGCCTTGCAAAAGATACTCATTGGCTGACGAACTCAAAAGAGAAGTAAACCAATGGTGCAGAATGCACTATGGCATAGATTCCCAAGCGTGCACGCGAGAAGAGAAAGAAACCATAAGGCCATTGCTCGTATTTCATGGTGGGCTAAAGCGTCAAGCCTCCGAAGGAAGGTACTGGATTGAAAAGCTTAAGGATAGATTAATTAAAGATAAATTTAATGGATTTAAGATTATCACCGACATACGTTACGATGAATACGAGAACGACGAGGTAAGCTGGCTAAAGAATGAACTTAACGGTGTTTTAATTCACGTTTCTCAATATACTGACGAGCCTATTTTTCCATACGAACCGGGTGCCTTAGTTAGGAAATTCAAGGAGCCAGTTAATGATGAAGAAGCAAGAAATGATCCAATAATTAAAGAAAAAAGTGACTTTCAAATCGAATGGGAGTTTATAAAGAATGGTCAAATAAGCGAACTTAATAGTTACATTGATAACTTTATTGAGTGGCTAGACCATGAAGCAACCAGTAGACAACACGCTAATAAGAAGAATTAAAAAAAATGGATGCAATGAAAGTTACAAACTTCTAAGCAATCGTCACGAAAAACTTTTTTACAAAATATGCCAAAACTATATACCTATTGCGATATCTAAAGGAATAAGAAAAAATGACGTACTGGAGAATAAAGACTTTGTAATATTTAAAGCTATCCTTTCTTACAAAAATAATAAAAAATGCAAATTCTCCACTTGGTTGGGCAATTGTACCAAGTATTACTGCTTAACTCTAATCAACAAGGACAACAGGATGATTAGCTCGGAAGAAGACATATTAAAAATGGCAATCAACAACCAAGTCAAAGAAGAATATTCCGAAGAAGAGAAGAACAAGAACGACAAGGAATACATTTTTAATATTTTAAAAAACCTTAAAGACAAGCGCATTTATAAGGTGTTTAAGCTGAGGTATTTCGAGGATTTCAAAGAAAAAGAGAAGCCAACTTGGAGCTTTATTGCAAAAAAAATTAAAACCAGCACGCAAACAGCCATTAATTTGCACGAAAGAGGGAAAGAAATACTGAAAAAGAAGCTAGAATCAATACACTACCAAGATATAGTTTGACAAACCAAAAAAACAAGTTATAGTTATCTTAACATGAGTGATACAAAATCAAACGCAGATTGGAAAAAAAGAGAAGTTGGCGCGTTGTGGAAAAAAGAAAGCGCAACGCAAAAATATTTCTCTGGACACATTAAGGTAGACGATGGAATGGGGGGCGACGAACTCCTGAAAGTTGTCATCTTTAAAAATAACTACAAAGAGAAGGATAATCACCCAGATTTCCGAGTCTATACAGTCGACGATACTCGCTCTTCATCTTCCGATAAGGAGGATGAAAAAAGCGAACCAGCGTTAGCTGACGAAGAAGTTCTTTAGTCTATGCAGTTCGCTGTTAATGTTCCGTTAAACCCAAGCTCTTTCGGAAAAGTTAGCACGGCCATATTAAGAGAGCTTCACAAAAGAGAAGCAGACCTCTCATTATTCCCAATGGGAGGATCTGTCTTCTTGGATTCTCAAGATAAGTCCGACGACTTCGAAACTTGGCTTGAAAATTGTGTGGAAAAATCATTCCTACACGATAGGAGTGATCCCTGCTTCAAGCTTTGGCACATTAGTGGCTCACTTCAGTCGTTTAGCAATAAACAAATTCTTCTTACTTTCTACGAAACCAATGCCCCCACAGAGCAGGAGCTTAGTACAATAAAAAATAATAAAGTTTTTGTATCTAACAGTTATGCCGCCGAAGTATTCAAGTCTCATGGCGCTGAAGTTGGTGTTATTCCTCTTGGGTTTGATTCAAATAATTTTGAAATAATTAATAAAAAATATTTCGAAGACGATAGAATCACTTTTAACTTATGCGGTAAGTTCGAAAGAAGGAAGCATCATAAAAAAATAATCCACGCATGGTTAAAAAAATACGGCAACGACAAGAAGTACTACCTCCAGTGCGCTCTATACAACCATAAGTTTACCCCAGAGGACAACGAAGAGCTTCAGCGATCCTGCCTAGAAGACAGAAGCTTTTTCAACATACAGTTCCTTCCCTATATGTCTGAGAATAAATATTACAATGATTTTTTAAATTCTTGCGACATTATTATAGGTATGTCGGGGGGAGAAGGCTGGGGGTTACCCGAGTTCCAGTCTGTTGCACTTGGAAAACACGCTGTTATCTTAAATGCTCACGGCTACAAAGAATGGGCGAATGAAATTAATAGCGCCCTAGTCGAACCTAATGGTGAAATTGATTCGCATGATGGAACGTTTTTCAGGAAGGGGGAGTACTTCAATCAAGGAACTTTTTTTGATTGGGATGAAGACGCCTTCATAGATGGGTGCGAAAGAGCAGTTAAAAGGTGTGAAATATCTCAAGTTAACGAAGAAGGAATCGTACTACAAAAAAACTTTACTTACAGGGGAATGGTTGATAGAATTCTAGAAGAACTCAAGGAAATATAAAATGCCAATTTACGAATACATTAACGCCGAGACCGGAGAAACCGTGGAGGTTGTTCAAGGCATGACAGACAAACACGTCTTCATTGATGATCAAGGTATTGAATGGGAAAGAGTCTGGCATTCGCCATGCGCCTCCGTAGACTCAACCAACATAAACCCCGAATCCAAGGAAGACTTCATGAGAGCAACAGCGAAGCAGGGCATGAACGTAGGAGAAATGATGGACCTCTCCAAGGAGCTTCATTTTAAAAGAGAAAAGATTCACGGAGGAAAAGATCCCGTAAAAGAAAAAGTTGTTGCAGATTACGAAAAGAAAACCAACAAACCCCACCCAAATAAAAGCAAATGAGATTCTCCGTATTTACACCTTCGCATGATTTAAAATATATTGATACGCCCTTAAACAGTTTAAAGGCTCAATCGTTCAGAGACTTCGAATGGGTCATTCTTTTAAACGGTCCCGCACTTGAACAAAGAAATTCCCTAGAAGAAAAAATCAAGAAAGCTAAAATCAATTATCGTTTCGTAGACTTCTTCCAAGTGAACAACTCAATTATTGGATACCTCAAAAGCGAATGCTGCAATAATGCAGAAGGCGAAATACTGGTTGAACTTGATCACGATGACGCCCTTGAGCCCGATTGCCTAAGAGAGCTTGATAAAACCTTTTCGAAATCCAAAGCAGACTTTGTTTACTCTGACGACTTTTCCGTAAGAATGAAAGACGGAGAAGAGGAATACTTTACTCCATTCAATCCTCAGTTTGGGTGGTTAAAAAATGCCGCAACCATTATATCAGATGGAGAAAAAAAGGAAGTAGAATATCACCCAGCCTTCGACCCGTCGCCCTTATCTTTTTCTTATATTTGGTACGCGCCAGATCACGTTAGAGCTTGGAAGGCTGAATTTTATCATTCTATCGGTGGGCATGACATAGGCATGGATATTTGTGACGACCATGATTTGTTGTGCAGAACATACATAAACGGAACATGCGAAAGAATTAAAAAACCTTTATATAAATATTACTTTCACGAAAGCAACACGGCTTACGGAGAAAAAAATAAAAAGATTCAAGAGAAAACCATGGAGTTACACGACCAATACATAGAGCCCATGGTTTCCAAATGGTGCGACCTAAACAAGCTTAAAAAAATAGACCTTTGCAGCGCAAACAATAAGCCGGAAGGCTACATAGGCATAGACAAAAGGAAACTAAACGAAGACGACATAGTGTTTGACTTAGACGAACCGAACTGGCCCTTCGAGGATGGATCGGTTGGCGTATTTCGCGCTCAAGACGCGCTGGAACACATGAAAGACCCCGTGAACACAATGAAAGAAATTCACAGATGCTTGGCTCCGTTCGGGTGGGCCTTGATTGAGGTGCCAAGCACTGACGGAAGGGGCGCGTTCCAAGACCCAACTCACGTAAGCTTCTGGAACAGCAATAGTTTTTGGTATTACACCAGAAGGCAAGAAGCTCAATTCATCGGAGAGCCAGTTAAATTTCAATTAAACAGGGTATTGGATTACTACCCAACTCAATATCAAGAATTTAACAAAATAACGTACACGAAGGCTCATTTAGTTAAGCTTCCCGACGACGCTAAGATTATTCCGCCGAACGGCAGGCAAATTTAACTTTGTTCTTCCATTTTTAAAAAAAATCTGTATGATTATACATACAAGAAAGACCACCCCTAAATGAGCGATCCTGCAATTTATGTAAAAAAAAGAAACGGACGCCTCCAAGAGCTAGACATTAACAAAATCAATCTATGCGCCGAAAGAGCGTGTGAAAATTTAGAAAACGTTTCAGCTAGTGAAGTCGTTCTTGACGCGCACGTACAGCTTTACGACAAGATTGCTACAAAAGAAATTGACAAAGCGCTGATCCTTTCTGCTCGTCAAAAAATCGAGAAGGAGCCTAATTATAATTTTGTTGCATCTAAGCTTTTACTTTTTAATATTCACAAAGAGGTATTCGGCAGCAGCGTAGACAAAGAAGCTTTCGAACATCAGTATCGCCTATCGTTCGTTAAAAACATCAAGCTCCTAGTAAAAGAAGACATATTGTCTGAAAAACTTTTAGATTTTGATTTAAAAAAGCTCTCTGAGCGCCTTAAACTATGTAGAGACTTTAAGTTTAAGTATCTTGGGTTACAAACTCTCCACGACAGGTACCTTCTTCATGTTGATGGCAGAAGACTAGAGGCTCCACAGTCTTTTTGGATGAGGGTTGCGATGGGGTTAGCTCTTAACGAAAAACATAAAGAACAAAAAGCCATAGAATTCTATGAAACAATTTCTAAATTTTTGCTATGCCCCTCCACCCCTACTCTTTTTAATAGCGGCACGACCCATAGCCAGCTTAGTTCTTGTTACCTTAATACTTTTGACGACAGTATTGACGGAATTTTTGAAGGGCTATGGCAAGAAGCTAGAAAATCTAAATATGCTGGCGGGTTAGGATTTGATGTTACTAATTTCAGATCGTCCGGCTCTCACATAAAGGGAACCAACGGAACCTCTAGCGGCCTCGTTCCTTGGCTTAAAATTTATAACGATCTTCTTGTGGCGGTTAACCAAGGGGGTAAGCGTCCCGGCGCTGGCTGCGCTTATCTTGAGCCTTGGCATTTAGATATTGAAGATTTTCTTGATCTAAAAAAGAACACGGGGGAAGAACGCCGTAGGTGCCACGACATGAATACAGCTAACTGGCTGCCTAATTTATTCTTTGAGTATGTAGAAAAAAACAAAGACTGGTATCTTTTTTCTCCATCAGACACTAGGGACCTGCACGAAACTTATGGGAATGATTTTGATAAACAATATAAAAAATATTGTAAGTTAGCAGACGAGGGAAAGCTAACCAACTACCGTAAGATTAACGCCAAAGATCTATGGAAAAAGATGTTAAGATCTCTATTTGAGACGGGTCACGCTTGGATGACTTTCAAGGATAGCGCTAACATGCGCTACTCTAATTCCCACGAAGGCGTTATCCACAGCTCCAACCTTTGCACCGAAATCTT